AATAGCGTATGTTGTGTCAAGTTCGTAATCACGTTCAAACTCGACGATAGGTGGGTTTGCAAGATCATATCCGTCTCCACCCGCAATCTTTTCGATTGAGAGGATTCCACCAAATCTTTTCTTATCTTCTCCCTTGTATGAGAAGAATGGAACACCATTGACACCAATACCAACTTGACCAACAGGAGTTTGTTGCTTTGTACTCTTTACTTGAGGATCTCTTGGAATTCTCTTTAAGTATCTTTGGTTTCCAGGATCTAAGTCACCAGATCCAAAGGGACCAATCTTATAACTTGGAATACCACTACAAGCTACAATTGCATTGTCATCACTTCTATACGTGTTCTGGATATCGCTGGTAAAGTCTTCGATATCATTTCTAATACTAGAGTAATCACTCTTACCGAAGGAAAACTCTCTAGTACAAATAAAATCAGTAGTAATCCCTTGCTGAGGAGTTGTTGGGATTGTAATGTTAAAAGTCTTACTAGACCCGACACCATCAACGCTAAATTCTGAGTTATAAACGTCTTCTGGGCAATTTAAGATTCTTACAACGTCTTCACGAATTAATCCATGATCTTCTTTAGTTGTAACAGTGGCAGTTACACTTCCATTTGAATTTGGAGTTGAAAGTGCGATAGATGTTCCCTGGAACGCTCTTCTAACGTTGTAAATGAAAGAATCCCAAACAGGTTCAATACTATCAAAACCAGGAGACAGAGGTGTAGTGATTTTACTGTCTGGTAAGTAGTATTTGCCGCCAGAATTGAGATTGATTCCTCTAGTGCCACCAAATAGAGAGAGACTAATCTCAGAACCGTCTACATTAGAATATCCGTAAACTTTAAATGCAGAAATAACTGGTTGACCAGCAATATGCTCTGCTGGACTTGTATTGTCTCTCGCTCTAGTGCAACCAAGGAATTGTGTTACTGTTTTTTCGGCATACGAAATAATTTCGTCTTCAATACGAATTTTTCCGTTTAATTCTGGCCAACCAAGTGTAGAGTCAACAGTTACGATCTTATCGTTTAGTACATCGTCACCAACACCGAAAGCGAGAGTAGTTTTGTAAGGAGTTACAAAGGTTCCTTCCGAATTATTTGTATCTACGTCAATTTCGTAAATAATTCCTTCTTCAGTGTAAATCTCAACAACACTCTTGACGTAAATTCTTGCAAAATTTACATTTTCGTCAGTTGGGTCATTTTCTTGATATAAAACTTCTCCAACAAGCTCCATTGGGTTACCAGAGAGCTTCTGTGCTCTAATAACCTCTCTAGAGACGTAATATGCGTCGGATGGTTTGAAAATTCTGTCTCTTGGGTACTTGACTTCCGACTCAACGCCGAAAATCGTTCTCATAATGAATTGGAAAGACCTCGTGGTGCCCTTGGAAGCATAGAAGTCCTTAATTCTCTTTACAACAACGTTCTGATTGACAGTTTCGTAAAAATCCTTTGGATAGTTAGCGAGAAACTGCTCTTTGAACTTTTCGAGAATATAAAGTGGGAAAATATTGTTCAGGTTGGTGACAGTTGCACCACTGGAGTGACTTTCTGCTGCAGTCTCTTCAAAATTAAATTCTGCGGTCGTGCCAACTGCAGAAACGCCAACAAAACCTCTTACGCAGTTCTGGAAAGAGGTTGCAATCTTGCCATTGTAATAAATGATCTCATTGCCAATCTTAAGAAGACCTTCATTGGGGAAATCTCTAGTATTGGTAACGTCAATGCTAGTTGCAGAGGCATCTGCGGTAGAAATGAGGGTTGTCTCAGTTACAAGATCCCCATATTGATCAATATTATAGTATTGGTCCCAGTTTTGGACTACATCAAGAGCATTGCCCTTTAATTCTTGAGACTTATAGTAAGACTTGACAAAATCTACGAACGTAGAATAATCTTCCCTTACAAACTGAGGGAATTGTGCGAATATTCTGTCCGAGACTTTTGATTTAGACTCTGGACTAACCTCAGATGGAACTGGAGGTACAGTTACCTGAGTTGTGGGGGTAGTCCACGAACTAACTTTCCAAGAAGATGTAGGCATTCTCGACTTTAATTATAACTGGACTCTAAAGTAACTCCAGTTCCAGCAATGTTGGAACCGCTGCTGATAACGTCTTCAACAACGTTAACGACTGTATTATCTATGCCAATTGTCAGATAGGTTTCTCTGAGAGAAATCAAGTCATTTGACTTAGGAACAGCATTAATACGAATCTGATTGACTGTGTATGGAGTAGATGAAATAATCACGTCATTAACTACAACTTCACCTAAAGTGTAGTCAACTGAACCCCACAGACCGTCGATGTACTGCTTTTCTCCCGTGTCTTTAACATAGAAGAGTTTTAGTAATCCTTCGCCATCATCTTCTAAGTAATATGTATTAACGCTATCTCCAGCAATCTTGAATCCTGTTGTAGTTACCGATGGTTTATCGGTAGATGCGAAGATAGAGTTGCCATAGCAAACCTTATAGTTGACTCTTGCGTTCAATTCAACAGGAGCAACTTTCCTCATCATAATCTTAGTGATGTTTGATGTGAATGAGGGATCAGAGTCATCGATAATCTTCTGAAGTTTGGAATACTTAAATTTTCCACCAAACTTATTGAACTCGGAACCAGAGTTGAGAAGATTGAAAGCAGCAATGACAATATTCTTCAATTCTGCTTGAGTTCTGCGAGTCAAGTTAGGATTGAAGTATACGAAACTTGTGATGTCGATATAAAGAACCGATGGATCGATAATTTTTGGTTCTACAGCAGCAACAGAGTATTCTCTAAGTTTTTTGAGAATGTTATTTTTCTCTGCAAGGGAAAGTTTGTCTGCATTCTTGGGTTTGATCGCCAAGAATACTTTTCCATACTCAGGGGGATCTGCTTCTTCGCCGCCATAAGCAGAAATTGACTGAATATTTGGATAAATCTGGGGGAGCAAGACTTCATAGTCTCTAGTTGAGACTGCTCTACCGAAAGATGAGTAAAACTTAGGTGCGGAGAACTTGATTGACTCTGTAGACTCCTGATCTGCACCTCCATCTGGATTTGTGACTAGAGTTGCAGTGACTCCAGATGTAATCGCATTGTTATTGTTATCTCTTAGAGTTCCAATAAAGTCGAACGAAGTCAAACCATTTGAATTTGCTCCACTGCTAGTAGTGTATGTTACAGATACAACGTCACCATCTAATAACGCCTTTCCAAGTACGTTATCTCCAAATAAAACTTCTGGTCTGCCATATTCAGACTCTTCTAAAAAGTATACTTTAGAAGTATTGCCAATCTTGGTAATGTCTGTTGCTTTGAGGTAAGACTCAGTAACAGTTCCGCTGGTTACCTCAACCTTCAGAGTTGTAGTATCAATATTCTCATTGGTGAGAATAAATCTTTGTCTTTCACTGGTGTCTCTGACAAAAGTGTCTGTTAAAAATACACCTTCATAAAGAGACAGGTTTGAGAATGTTGCGACTCCACTTAAACTGTCTACAGATACGCTTTGGTCTGAGTTTGTAGAGAAGACGTAGTTGTCGTTATCTGGTCCAGTGAAGTTTAGTACAATACCTCTCGAAAGAGTTACTGTTTTAGGATAAGGGAATGCAGTCTGAATAGCAATGTTGACTGGCATCGATGCAGATCGGGCACTCTTAGGAGTGTATCCGATCATTCTTGCAAGTTTTACAACGTTTTCCCTAAGAACTGCTGTCTCAAGGAAGTTTTCATTAACAATCAGGTTGGCATTCATCGCCGTATAATAAGTATTATACGCAAGAATGTCCAAAAGCACCGTCAGAGACGATCCTTCAAAGTCATAATCCGAAAATTCAGATTGACCTTTTAGATAATTCTTGATTTGTGCCTTAATCTCGTTATATTCTAACGAGTTTACCTGATTAAATGCCATTACGGTTTAAATACTAAATCTAGATTGTCAACCCTAGGTTGTATGCCCAGTATGATGTAACTAATTTTTGCTTGCAGGTCATTTCCACTTTCGTCAAAGACTACTGCAACTTCATAACAAGTTACTCTAGGTTCATAGGAGTTAATTGAGTCTTGGATATTCTGCTCTATTTCAGAAGCAAGATTATCGTCAAAGTTCTCAAAAAGTTGCCTAATGATATTGCCACCAAACTGGGGTAAAAATGGCTTTTCAAAAAAGTTGTACCTAACGATGTTTTTTACGGACTCTTTAATCGCTTTCTCATTCTTAAGAGTCAAAACATCCTTAGTTACAGGGTTTTTTTCAAATGTCAGACTAAAATCTCTGAAAGATTTTGAAACAAACGCCATTTTTACAGTTCGACCATGATTTA